TATCCATGACAAGTTTGATTGCTCTACAAACATCAGATACATGCATTATATCACGCCTATGAGAACCGTGATCATATATCTTCACATCATTATGTGAATTTAATTCATTTATCATCCATTGTATAGCATTCTTTTTCCTTGATGCTTTATTGTCACCTGCACCCATGACATTACATAGTCTTAGGATTCTATACTTCATCCCCGTAGTTTCTGCGAAAGAAATGATAAGATCTTCCGCACACTTTTTGGTAATAGAGTAAAATCCTCTTGGGTTGCATACCGATACTTCGGATGCAGGTAAGTATCCTCCCTTTCCGTAGACAAACCAACTGGAAATGAAGTTGAAGGTATATTCTTCTGACCTACAATGGTCAAGAACCTCGCAAAGGACATGTAAATTAGTATCAACGTCTAGTGTTATTTTATCATGGACATTGTAATTGTCTACCGTTGATATTGTATACAAGATATCTTTACTCTTAGGTTTACGATCATCCTTGTTTACTATCTCAGTTTCTGGTTCATACATGTGATAGAAATTTCTACCAATAAAACCAGGTCCATAAAGTGAAATCATGTTAGTTTATCTAGATACCAAGTGACAGTTGCACGTAATCCAACATCAAATGGGGTGGATGGTTTCCATCCTGTACGTTTTGTAATCTTAGTATGATCCATAGCATACCGTTTGTCAATACCAGGTCTTAGATCGTTAACACCAATAAGAGTTTGTGGTTTGTTCATAAGATATAATATCTCTCTAGTGACATCTATATTTCTTTTTTCACATCCACCACCTATATTGAAATTATCATTGATAATATTTTGAGTTTCTAATTCCCATATACCTGCACAGTGATCTAACACATAGATCCAATCCCTTATCTGATGACCACCTTGATGCATGTATGTCATCTCATCCTTCAATGAATTACTAATTGTTAGTGGTATAAGTTTTTCAGGATGTTGATGAGGACCATAGTTATTACCACAATTAGTAATCAGATATGGTAATCCATATGTGTTATGCCATGTCTTTACAAAATGATCTGATGCTGCCTTACTTGCTGAGTATGGATTTCTAGGATCATAAGGTGTAGTCTCTTTGAAGACTTCAGTATCATCATACTCAAGAGAACCATACACCTCATCAGTAGAAATGTGATGAAACTTCTCAACCTCATGTTGCAAACTAGCATTGAGTAGGTTGATAGTACCTATAACATTTGACTCTAAGAATGGTCTGTAGTTCTTGATAGAATTATCTACATGACTTTCAGCAGCAAAGTGAAATACCTTTCTTGGTTTATGTTTATCAAAGATATAGTTGACATTACTTTCATCTGAGATATCACACCACTCAAAAACAAATTGTTTATCTTCAGGTATGTACTCTTTCTTTGCAGCATAACCTAGGTTGTCTAGCACAACAACCCTATCTTCTAATTCAGTATAGTTCTTTATATAATGTAGGAAGTTACTACCAATAAAACCTGCACCACCAGTAACAATATAAGTCATTCAGTTCCAAATTCATTTATTGTGGTATATAGGTTAGTATTTTGAACTCTACCATAGTCATCTTCTAGTCTTATAATATCATCTTCTCTACACTCACCACGTTGTACTTCTATAATAAGCACACCATCCTTACCACCTGCTAAACGATGACGTTGTTCTATACCAATATCAAAAGTATCACCAACCTTACACTCTGTTTCAAGATTACCTCTGGTAACAACACCACTACCCTTTACAACAGTCCAATGTTCTGAACGATGTAAATGATATTGTAAGGATAACCTTTGATTAGGTTCTACCCATATCTTTTTGACAGCATAATTATCACCTCTACATAGGGTTTTATACCATCCCCAAGGACGTTCACGTTTAAAACTCATCTAATAACACCTGCATTCATAAGATCATACTCTAATTCATCTATTATTATTTTATAATCCCTATCCTTATCATGGTAGAAGTAAGTATCTCCTTCCTTGTAATGGTTATACAGTCTTTTGTATAAATCTGGGTGATCATACTCTAAATCTATTTTATTTTCTACTGCTAATAGTAATTGTCTTGTGTAGTTTTTGAATTTGGAAAGAAATGCACCCCTAGCCATTGTCTTTTGTAAGTTTACCATATAATTATACCTTTATCTAGTCATAAAGTCAAGATACTTATTTCTTGTACATAAATTGACATTGATTGCTATTCTATACTCATCAGATGTTGTGGGAAGGGGAGTGTGAGGTGCAGTAGCAGGGAATATAATCAACTCTCCTTCATGTGGTTCATGCACATGATCTAAAAATGCTATACCACCATCGGCAGGTTTCTTCATATAAAAAACAGTAGATATATCTCTCTCTACTGAACTGTGGTCGTGCCATGTCATTTGATTTCTCTTTGCATTAGAAACATATACCCACGCTGTCCTCATCATGATGTCAATCTTAGGATACATCTCCTCTACTGTTTGCTGTATCTTGTCAAACAGTGGTTCAAAGAGGTGCATGTTGTTAGATGATATAGGAAACACATACTCTCCAGTCTTATATAATTTACGACTCCACTTGTGTTGTAAGATAAGTTTCTTACATAACAATTCAGGATCATCAGTCCAACTGAATCCTAGATCAACGGACTTCAAAGTCAAGTTTCCTCACCCTTCTTCTTCTCCTTGTAGTTCTAGATTTAGTTTTAGGTTTACTTTCTTCAATAAAATCTATCAACTCCATATCAACAGCAGAAATTATATCATTCTCTACTGTCAAAAGATTATCACAACCACAACAAACAAACTTTACTGATGGCACTGCTATCACAACACCACAAGCATTACAAATTACTTTCATCGGTCTCCCCATATTTGTATAGATCTTCTAGCATACTTTGCTGTTGGTGAAATCATTGTAACATGATGGTCTTCTGTATTAGTGTTCACCACTACCGTACCTGGCGATGGACTTATAACTTTTAGACTACCATCTTCAGCATCTTCCCATACAAAAAGACCACCCCATTTATGGTTCCACTCATTTAGATATACTGTGCAACCAAATACTCTCCTATCACCACTCGTTCTAGCACTATCATTATGCCATCCAATACCAGAATACTTCAACCAGTAGTGGTAATTCATATTAAGTTTACTGCAAGGTGGTAAGATACTAGAGATAGCATCCTTGATTATCTTTACAGTCTTGAAGGTGGGCACTGCTCTCATGCAAACGCCTTGTACACCATCATGTAAAGATGATCCCCAAGTAGTATGACTTGAAGACCATCTCTGTGTTGGTAGTAAAGAATCTATCTCAGCATTACACTGATCTAGTACTTCTTTAGTTACCAGATTCTTGTAGATTAGCATTTACTTCTGCCCAATCACGATCAAATAATTCCAATCCTTTTTCAGTAAGGATATGATTATACATCTTATTGAATACTGCTGGTGGTATAGTACAGATGTTAGCACCATATTCAAATGCTCTACCAACGTCTCTTACGTTGCGAATAGAAGCACCCAGTATCTCAGTTCTTTTCCAGTTCTGTCTAGTATATATGTTGGCAATATCCTTGATGAGACATAGACCACCAAAGGAATTGTCATCCACTCTACCTACGAATGGTGACACATATGTAGCACCTGCTTTAGCAGCAAGTATTGCCTGTGTTGGTGAGAATATAAGTGTTACATTTACTCTTATTAGTTCTCTTGATAGTTCTCTACATGCAAATAATCCATCAGGAGTACAAGGAACTTTGATAGTTGCATTCTTACCAAACTTTTTAGCAAGTCTTCTACCCTCTACAACCATATTAGGACCATCACCAACAACTTCCATGCTGATATCATTCAGACCAATGTTCTGAAGTTCCGTATATACCTCCTCTGGATCTCTACCACTCTTCATAATAAGAGTTGGGTTTGTTGTGACACCATCAATCAATCCAGTAAGATAAGCATCATGGATTAATTTTGTATCTGCAGTGTCAAGAAAGATTTTCATTTATGTACCCGAAGTAGTTTAGATTTATAATACATTTTACCTTATTATCCGTCTGACTGACACCCCTGTGCTTCAAATTTGATGGAAAGGAAACAAACCTATTCTTATAACACTTGACTTTCCTACCATTTTCAAACTCAGTGTACCCATCATTGGTATTCACA